ATGCTAACAGATACAAAAATTAAATCTCTTAAACCTAAAGACAAAGTGTATAAAGTCGCAGATCGAGATGGACTTTATGTTTCCGTGTCAGTGACTGGGACTATCACTTTCCGCTATGACTATCGTATAAACGGCAGACGAGAAACGCTGACTATAGGCAAATACGGTGTTGATGGCATCAATCTTGCGGAAGCTCGTGAGCGTTTGATGATTGCTCGTAAACAAGTAAGTGAAGGGGTTTCACCTGCAAGACAAAAGCGTGCCGAACGTAATAAAATCCGCAATGCAGATCGTTTTTGTATTTTTGCGGAAAAATATCTTGCTGACGTCAAATTAGCTGACAGTACAAAAGCCTTACGTATTGCAACATACGAGCGAGATATTAAAGACACTTTTGGCAATAGGCTGATGGTTGAAATCACAACTGATGAAATTCGTCATCACTGTGAAAAAATCAAAGATCGCGGTGCTCCTTCTACGGCGATATTTGTCCGTGATCTCATTGCAAATATTTATCGCTATGCTATTCAACGCGGGCATAAATTTAGCAACCCTGCCGATGAGATTGCTAATTCATCCATTGCTGTATTCAAAAAACGAGAGCGTACATTAACTCCACGCGAAATTCATTTGTTCTTCAATGCTCTTGAAGAAACTCAATCGGACTTCGGTTTGAAAAAAGCGGTTAAATTCATTTTGTTAACCCTTGTACGAAAGGGCGAACTCATCAACGCTAAATGGGATGAAATCGATTTCAAAAATAAAGTCTGGACAATTCCCGCTGAAAGAATGAAAGCTAAACGTGCACATAACGTTTATTTGTCTGAACAATCCATTGATTTAATTGTAGCGTTTCAAATTTATTCAGAGGGTTCGCCATACTTGTTGCCAGGTCGAATAAATCGGCAAAAACCTATCGCCAATAGCTCTCTTAATCGAGTGATTGCCAACTGTATTCAATATATTAATCGCAACGAGCAGCTCATCGATGATTTTACCGTACACGATTTGCGTCGCACAGGATCCACCTTACTACACGAGATGGGATTCAATAGTGATTGGATTGAGAAAAGTTTAGCTCACGAGCAACAAGGTGTGCGTGCAGTTTATAATAAAGCTGAATATGCAGAACAAAGAAAAGAAATGTTGCAAGTGTGGGCTGATAAGGTGGATGAATGGATTAAAGGTAAGAATTTGTAAAAAAACCGCACCTTTCGATGCGGTTGCTCTGCTATTAAAGTCCCATTCTGCGACGCATTTTGAATGATTTCAGGCGACGCATTTTAGCTGCACCTGTATTAGCTCTGCGTTGTGCTTTGCGAATTGCTGTACGTTGTTTGGCGGTCAAACGAACCTTACCCGAAATGCGTTTATTAATACGCATTTTCTTGCCATTGCGGATAGCAAACACTTTTCTATAAGCGGCATCAGTGATTAATTCATCAGCCAATGCACCATCTAACACCGCTTCATTTTCTTCCGTTGAGAAAATTAATGCGTCCATCTCACCTTGCATTTCCTCTTCACCTTGTGGCAATTTGGTCAAGATAAATTCGTGAATATTGCGTGCAAGGTCATTGTCAAAATCATCTAATAGTGCCCCTGCATTTTCTTCAGAAACGCCTTTAGAAATTAAGTAATCATAGACCGCATTTAGTCCGATGGTAACAACCTCTTGCTCGTCATCGTCTAATTCTCCATCTTGATTATCATCTGCAACAGCGATCATCAACCCAAGCAGGCGATCACCAAATCCTTCGTTTTCTTCAAGATCCTCTTCATTAGTTTCACACCATTCATAGAAATAATTCAAGGCTTCTGAAGCAATTTGCTGTTCTTGGAAAAGTGCAAGTCTGTTATCGGGCTTATCTTCTTCCGCACCATCAAGAATCATTGCATTTTTATTTGCAACCATTGCGGTGGGTTTTCCTACCGCTTTTTTCGGGAGGCGTGATAAATGTAATAATTGCTCAAACATAATCTTTCCTTATCGAGTAATCGTTGATGTAATATGTATTTGGCGAACACAACCCTCTGGGCGAACACGCCAGCTGACCATCATTACGTCTGCAGGGCGTTGTTGATTTGGCATAATTTCTAGCTCATAAGCCTTGCCACCTAATTCACTGCTATTTACAAGCCACCCTGACGTTTTCGCGGCATCAAAATGCTGGGTGATCATTCGATATGCTGCTTTTATCGCCTCTTCCATCGGCATAAAGAGTAAAAATTCTCTTGCTATACGTGCAACATCTCGTTCAAGCGAGGTGATAATTTCAACAGAAGAAATTAAATTTAAGAAACTGGTTTCTTTTCCCGCTTTGGTAATGGCATCAGCAAAAACATAGCCACTACTACTTGAGAATGTTTGGAAAATAACAGGCGTAATTCCAGCCGCTGCTAAATCGGATAATTCCTCATTATCAGGCTTATAAAGTTGCTTCATTCCTTGTCGTTGAATTGGGAATTGACGACCCGCTACCGCGTATTGTTTGGCAGAGAAGCCAAGTGCATTTTGTACGGCATTACGCTGGCAAGATAAGGCACAGCGATAAGCACTCGTCCCAATTTTGACCCGACCACTTACCCCATTAGGATCATTACATTCCACAGGATGCCAGAGTAAGCTTAATAAATAGCTACTCAATCCCAATTGATTTACCCAAGCAATCGCTTGTTTTGGCGTAAAATGATTGGGCACATCAATCATTACTTGAATATTTTTATCAAATCCTAATTGTGCTAATGCAGCACAAAGTGCGGTAGAATTTGAGCCTAAACTTGAAATATAGACAAAATTGCTATCCGTATCTTTCAGCTGTTTTACTGCACTTTGGTATTGGAGTGCGGTGAAACTACTCACGCTCCCTTCACTAAATGGATATAGCACCTCTGTTACTTGAACGCGTTGAATGCCATTCTCATTTTTACCATAAGCAGCACAATCTTTCGGAATTACCGCACCTTGAGCTAAAACAAGTTCATAATCATCAAAGGCGTATTTCGCAATTTGTGCTTGCAAGCTATTTGGGTAGCCATCGTCATCAACAGAATCTAAGTCGATTGATCCCGTAAATTCATCAAGCACAGATTTATTTTTATCCATTACTTTTAACGTGATCATTTTGGCATCAACTGACTGGCTTCTTTCATCTTGCAATTCAGGTGCTGAAATAGAAAGTCGTATGCCATCATTAAAACAGCCGTGATGTTTTAATGCCAAAATGAAGGTATCACTAGGAACCTCATCGACCAATTCAACTTTTAACGCATAACGTCCACTAGGGCTATCAGGCTTTTTCACTACAATCCACTTGTTCTTTGCATCCGTTCCGACTAAGCGAGAAATCACCGCACGTTTTGCTCCCTTATTTAAGGCTTCAACAAGCTGAGTATGTGCATCATTCAGTGCATTAACTCGAATAGGCTCAGGACGACCGGTAATACGTAGGACATTTCCTTTATGTACTTCAAATGCTCGACCAATCGGACCGCGTGGTAATCGAGCTACTGCAGCAAATGTTTGATCTTCGACAGCATTAACCGCAAATCCCTCACTCTTGTCTAGCGTTGGATTAAGCTGTACACCGGGTTCGTGTCCTAAAGAACGACTAAAACTGGTTGCCATTGATTACTCCTTGTTGTTTTCTTCATCAGGTTTAACATCTTCATTTTGTTGATGCTTATCTCTTCGTTTACGTGATTTTTTGCTCTCTCCGGTTTCGTTTCTTTCAGTTTCAACAGTATGAGTTTCTTCAACTTCAGCTGTGTGAGCGTCTTCAACTGTATCAACCTCTTTTTCTGCAATAGAAAGTGAGATCGCTTTTTCAAAATCATTTGCTTTTGCCACCAATTCAATATCCGTAACGAATTGCATTAAATGACCAAATGTCGGAAATTCAACTTCTTGCTTTGTGATACCGCTTGCTTTTAAATTAGAGTCTAAAAACAGGCTCACCGAAGCCCCAACAACATCACGGGGCATATGGTTTTCTACAGTAATTTTTTGCGGGAAGTTAAATTCCCCACATTCTTGTTTTAAGATCGCTAATGCTTCATTTTCTTTTAGCATTGATCCAATAATTAAGAACATAGGGGAATCTCCTTATCAATTTGGGGTGTCTAACACATCAAGCAAAGCAACACTTGCCGCATACTCTGGCACGGGGTTTTGTTCTGCAAAGTTTTTACCCGTTACCCAATAGCCACCCTCAGGGCTTTCTGAATTTGGGTTAATGCGATCAATTTTTGGTGCACCCACTTCACCAAAAATAAATGGATTGAACGCTGGTTGTGCGGAATTAGCACCAATCAACAACATACGAGCGGCTTTCTTGCCACCACTTTCGGTGCGTTTACCTAAGCCTTTCGGTGTGTAATAAACTTCATACATTCCACCTAAGCGACCTAAGCGATAACTCCCTGGGCGTGCTGAAATATTAGATGATTCAAAATAATCCCCACCAAGTGCAGAAAGAATAGTACGAATGCGATCATCAACATAAATATGGGATACCCCGTGAGAGCCGTTACGATTTGCCATCTCTTGGCTAATCATATCGATTTTGCTTAATAAAATTTTGGCAATCTCTTCTTGAGATTTGCGTTTACCTGCTTCGTCCCAATCAAAGTCAAATTCATTCGCATTGTGGAATTTCGCAATGGTTGTCGCATCATTCAGGGCTTTATAAAGATGTTCTTGAGCAAATTGCATACGAATCATCATTGTCCCTTCTGTCGCGGGATCAATACCCATTTCTTGACTAAACTGACGTTCCGCTTCTGGAGTTACCACTACTTTTGAGCGGTAGGATTTTGCAAACATTGTATATTTATTTGCAATCGTTTTGACTGACGGCGTTGCCTCTTTAAATTTCACATCTTCCACGTTCAAATAACCGCGTGCTGCCACAACGGTATTTTCAGGCACGGCGGACGTAAACGCGACGGTAACTTCGCCAGTTTGAATTTTAACAGTGGCAGTAAAACTGTAATCCGTATCGCCAATTTTTACTGCCGCCGAAACCATTTCAGTATCAGATTTTGAATTTGTAGTTGTCGCCGCAACTAACCCATTTACCATAATTTGCGTACGACTAGGATAAAGCGGGATCACGGTAGCAGACTGATCGCATTGAGCAAAATCGGTCATTACTGAAGTAATTTTACCTGAGTAATTGGTTTTATCACTTGAAGTTAATGTATGTGTACGATCGGAAGTAATAAATGGATTACCACCACTTACACCATTTAATGATCCCCCAACATCATACATACCGGTTTTATTTCCCGCGTGATGAGAAATAATAATTAACGGTGCTTCACCCGTGTTTTTATCCCCTTGCAAATAATAGGCAAATGGCACACCCGCAAATAACACAGACTTAATCGCAATCAAGGCTTGGCGTGGCACCATCGCACGTGCTTCTGATGACATTGAATTTGATGTTGCAATCGCATCATCAAGATACACTTTTCCTTGTTCAAGTGCTGACGCAACTAAGTGTGAACCCGGTTTACATCCGTGTGCTTTTTCATAGGCATTAATGCCATCTAAAATCGCTTGTCGGATTTCCACCATTCCCACTTGATTGGCTTCCTTCCCATCATTAAACGAGCCTAATTTATCATTGATTTGCTCAACAGAATCTAACTGTAACGATGAAACATCATTCACATCAGCAAGTACACTATCCATTAACAACTGAGCTTCTTGGCAGCGTTTATCATCATAAAATGGCATATTTTGCCCTCCATAGTTTCATTAATTGACGTATTGAAATTACAAAGGGCAATGAATGAGAATTGAAGCCACTCTGCCTTTGTAAACAGCGTTACTTTACAAATGACTAGAAGAAAGAAATTTTCATTTTTCCTAATTTGACTACGAAATAAAGTGCAGTGGCGAATAGATAGGAAAAATACCGCTCTCCTAAAAAAATCAACCTTTATGCTAGAGGAATGAGCAAAAATACCCTACCTAAATTAATTCAAGATCATCGTTATGCCGCTTTTGTGAAACGGTACGCTTTCAATTTGCCTTTATTTGCGAAAGAAGTTTGCGGATTAGATCTCACTTATCAGCAAATTGATGTGATGGAGAGCGTACAGACACTCGGATCTCGTACTTCTATTTCATCTGGCCACGGCACGGGAAAGACAGCGAGCTTTGGGGTGATCGTACTTTGGCACTTAACTTGTTATTATAATTCGATCACGGCAGTTATAGCCCCAAAAGTAGAACAAGTACGAAAACAAGTATTTAAGGAAGTTGCGTTATCACTCAATCGAATGAAAAAAAGCAACTTTAGCTGGGTTGCTGAAGAAGTAGAACTCAATGCTACCGACATTAATATTAAGGGGGCGAAGCAATATTGGCACGTTCTTGCCAAAACGGCACCCAAAAATGAACCTGAAAACTTGGCGGGGTTGCACGGCGATTATCTTTTAGTCATCGCTGATGAAGCCTCTGGGATTGAAGATACCCACTTTGGCGTGCTGACAGGTTCACTCACTGATCGCCGAAACAGAATGGTGCTTGCCAGTCAGCCAACTCGAAATACGGGCTTTTTCTATGAAACCCATCATAAACTAAGCCGTGCTTTTGGTGGTGCGTGGAATAATCTTACACTCAATTCTGAACTTTCTCCCATTGTTAGCTATGAATTTTTACAAGAGAAGAAACGCCAGTACAGCAAAGAGCAATACGACATTAAAGTACGCGGATTATTTCCGAATAAATCCGATGGCTTTTTATTGGGGCGTAGTGAGGTTGAAGCGATCTTCGGACATAATCCATTAAATGGCTATCAAGATTGGGGCTATGTGATCCCTATTGATGTCGGAGGTGGGGATTTTCGCGATGACAGTGTAATGACCGTTGCACGTGTGTGGGGATTTGGAATGTATGGCGAAAATGCCCGCCGTGTTTATATTGAAGACATTCCCATTGTGCGTGATGATCAAGATACGGTGAATTTTGCAAGAGCGGTCGCCAGAAAATCTACAGATTATCAAAACGCTACCCTTGTCGTGGACTATGGCGGGCTAGGGGTAGGTTTCATTCATAACCTTAATGACCTTGGTGTGCCAAATATTGAAAAAGTGAAATGGGGAAATCTTTGTTTCCGTAAGGAATTAAAAGAGAGTTTTTATAATTTACGTGCACAGTCGATCGTTTCTCTTGCCAGAGCCATTCAAGAAAAACGCTTTGGTATTAGTGCAGCGGTTGCGGATCGTTATGGCATACGCATCATTAATGAATTAACTCGCATACCTTACAATTATGATAATAAAGCCCGCTACCAAATTATGAGTAAACCCGATATGAAAGCTCAAGGCATACCCTCGCCTGATATTGGCGATACGTTTGCCTTTGCGTTCCTTGAAAGCACGCATTATATTGCGGCAGAAATTGGTGAGCAAACAGAAATAGATCGCCGCTGGTCGGATAAAATCGCTCAAAGTTTAGCAGGACTTGATAACTACCTCTAAAAAAGTGCGGTCAAAAAAGACCGCACTTTGTGACTAGACAACCGAATTTGCTGTAATCTTCGCATTATTGAGATCTTCACGATAAGCTTCGACAAGCCAATCCCAAGCCTGCTTATGAATGATCCAGCTGTTGGCGGGTAAGACGGCGAACTGCTCATCATTAAATTGTTTGAAGAATTGTCCATCACCTTTCTGATTAAAGGATTTGTCTTTCTTCAGCCACGCAATGGCATAAGTAGGATCAAGTTCATCACGTTTTAATACACTGTTTACACTGTTACGGAATTTATTCCCGTTACTGTCTTGATATTTCAACGTATTGCCCGAAACAACCAGATAATTCGCAAGAAGAGTATAGCGTAAGGCTTCTTTTTCCTTTGCTTTTTCTGCATTCTGTTTTTCAAGCTGTTTTTGTTGGTAATCAATAAATAAATCTGATGCCAAGCGGAATAGATAAGTGAAAATATTGCTCTTAAAATCCGTTATACGAGAAGAAACAACGCGTTGATAATCAAACAAGGTAAACCCCTTCTCAATAACCTTTAATTCTTCAAGACGAGCATTGGCTAGTTCATTCATTTTCTGAATTAAGGCTTCTCCACTCTCGATATTCGCAACATCAATTTGACTAAAGACATTTTCTACCGCCTCTAATGGCTGAGGCATTGGCGTGTGTATTAAATCGGAGAAGTAACCATCAGCTACCTTCTCATTTAATGGATAATTGTATTTCACATAAAAGGTGAATAATTCATCACTCACATCGTTTGACCAATAATATCGGGACTGATAAATATTACTGATCGGGGCATAAATACCGTTATCTCGATACTCCACACCTTGATCATCATAAATACGACGAATATGTTCGTAAGCTTCTGGTGATTGCTTTAACGCTTGATAGTCTTCCTCATTCAAAATAAGTGAAAAATCAAGATTACGATCATTGAATCGATATTGACGTGCTTCACTCAATTTGACTTTGGCTGAGCTGTCAATATATTTTTCAATTTCAGGCATCTCTTTAGTCCACCACTCATAGGTTGATAAAGACTGCTCCGCACGTTTTGCAATGTGCTGATAAATCACTTCACTCTCAGGACTATTTGCCTTAATTAAGTGGTATCCCTTCAATTTTTCTTCATTATAACGATCTATTCCTTTATTCTCTAAAGGTTCTAATGAAATCCCAAGTCCAAACAAATAATGATCATTAATCGAACTAACGTAGATTAAATCATTTTCTGATTGTAATAAATCCCCCTCTAATATTGGATAATTCTCCACCAAAAAGGCTTTTGCCTCTTTTAATGCTTGCAACCTTTCTTCATCAATATCTACCTGACTTGCCAGTTCTGATAGCTTATGTTCATACTCTTCTATCATCTGTGTGTAAGCCCCGCTCTCTTCTTCCCAATTATTGTAAAGTGGGTGTTGCTCTCCTTTTTCGAGATTTTGTTTTAAGCTGTTTGATTTGGTGCCGTAATAAGGTTGGCTTTCTTCAAGCAGACTGCTCGCTCGTTTAAAATCCTCATCAGGCATTACATCGGGATAAATAGATTGGTATTGACGCACGAATGCCGCCCACTTTTTCATTAATACGGCATTTCTTCGCTCAAGCTTGCTTTCCAAACCAATACGTTTTTTCTGTTTGCTTGAAATCGTGGCCTCATTTGTTTCATTTTCCAACTCTTGACGAATTTTGCTAATGTTATTCTCTAATGGAGCAATTTGAGCAATGATTTCATTGTTGATTGCCTCTAAATGCCTTACGGCATCATTAAAATGGGATTGTAGAAAATCATCAAAAGTACGGATTTTTTGTGCTTCTGTTTTGATCGTTTCTGCCATTTGATAGGTATTGACAAAATCCTGTTTAAGCGTGGCTAAACGTTTTTCTTCGTTAAGTTTTTTCAGTTTTTCCTCAGCCTGTTTATAGGCTTCTTCATTACCCATTAAGTCAGCTAAATATTCCTGATCTTTTTTGCTTAGTCCATTTTCAATATTAACTTTATTTTCATCTCCATAGAGTAAATGATTAATCCAACTCGCTTTATTTCCAATCAACTTGCGTTTATAGCTATCAAATGTACCATTCGCATCATAATGATAAACATTCACCGCAATGCCTTCTTGTGCTAAATAGTTACCTTGACGAACACCACGACCATTACGCTGTTGCAAACTATCGGGTGTCCAGCCTACCGTTAAATGATGAATAGCTTGTGTGCCTTTTTGTAGGTTGATTCCCACTTCCGCTTTCTTATTGGCAATAATGATTTCATATTTGTTTTCAGAAAGCGTTGTGCCATTTTCATCAATAACGGTGTCCGCATTAAAGCCATCTTGAATTTCTTGCACCTCTCCGCTGTCTTTCACGGATTTTGCATTAAAAATCACAATTTTATGTGCTGGGATATTGGCTTTATTGACGAGGGCGAGCTTTAATTTATTATGTGAGCCGATCATATCGCAAAAAATAATTTGCTTACACACGCCCCCTTTGGCTTTCGGATTAGCCCGCTCAAGATTAACGTTTTCTAAAAGTGCGGCCATTTTTGAACCGAGTTTTACATCAAGTGCTAACCCCGCTTTTTCAGCAAGTTTCAAAAATTTACTCTGATTTTCAAAATCCGTCGTGGTTAATTCTATCTGGTTGTTAATTAAACGAGCGATAACCTGAACAGTATAAAGCGTTTTTGTTGCGAAATCGTCAATCCCTTCTTTATCTTTCGCCATCATCGTATCAAGAATAATCTCTGCGGTTGTACCAATCAAATTCTCACGTTCTTCTTTTAAATTGAGCTTGTTAAACTGTTCGATCACCGTTTTAGCTAGCGTTTTTTGACTTGGCTCAATAAAATAACGCGTCATCTCTGAACTCAGATCTCGATCAAGTAAGGTTTTTGTTACTTTATTAATAAAATTAAATGGGTGAGCCAACACTTCTGGCGTTTCACCTGTTTTAAGTGTAAGAGCCATCATATGTTCTTGTGTTTCCAAAGACACGTCCCCGTTTTTATCCACATAGCGTTTGGCTAAACGATAATCGGTTTTTAATGTTTCAATTGCTGCTTTAGTTTCTTCAAATAAAGCGATATGAGTTTCGTTTTCTTCACTTTCTGGAATGTAATCTCGCCCATTTGGTAAATCATCAGCATTTTTAATCGCCGCAACGGATTGAATAAGTTTGCGAAGCACGCCAACATTACGTAGCCCAGAAAAAACTTCAGTTTCCACTTCTCGCCCATCTACGGTACTTTCCTCGCGGGTCTCAATATAGCAAAAATTTTCCAAAAATTGATCCGCACCTTTAATCCCTGTAAGACCATTGACTTTTTCTTCGCCGACAGCCAAAGAAAGCATTGAATAAATTTCTAATGGGGAATTCGTAATAGGGGTTGCCGTGAGACAAAGTACACCATCTTGCTTTTGATTTTGCCCTCGTATATACCAGGCTTTAACCGCACCATTCACACCTCTTGCTGAGGGATCAGCAAGTGAAAGCCATTTAACACGGCTACCAAAATTTCCTTTTTTGCCATTTTTGAAATTATGAGCTTCATCAATCACAAGACTATCAATGCCCATCAGCTCCAATAATTCGTTTTTCATTTTAGAGCCAATTAATTTTTTCAATTTGGCTAATGCCGATTTAAGCCGCTCATTATCCGCTGTACGTTCTCCAAATTCATATTGGCGATCAAATTGACCTTGTGCCGATAAATAACGTTCAAGCGTATCGTCTTTCAATGAAATGGATTCAAAAGCTTCCATTGTCATAAAAATCTTATCGTGCTTATTGTCCAAAATTGACACTAAATCAGCAGGCACTTCACTGGATTTTACGCTGAGATTGCCAGCTTTATCTTCTCTAATACCAACAAATAAACAACGTGCAAAAACCTCATCAGCGTAAATGCCTTTTGCCTCTTTTCTCCAGTTAGTCAGCGTCGTATTAGGCACACAGAAAATCGTTTTCTTTTTAATGTTAATGGATTGTAAATGCTGAATGGTTAATAACGCACTCGCCGTTTTCCCAAGCCCTACATCAAATCCACAGATCCCACCAAATTGACGTGATTGCTGGCGAATAAACGCCGCTTGATGAGGGCGGGGTTGGAAATCTGAATTTATCCCTATCATATTTAATGGTTCGCCATTCTCAATATTGCGGAACATTAACGCATCAGGATCATTGACTTTCTTATCGATTTCACCCATTAATTTTGAATTAGATTTCACCCACGCAGAGAAACGAATATTGGCAGAAGCAAGGATTTTTTTCATTAATACTCGACGTTCTTTGTCTTCTTCTTTTGTTTTCGCCGCCGTGGTAAAGCTGTGTGTGGTGACAAAGTTCGCTACACGCTTTAATACTTTGTCTTCAATGCTTTCATAAGAAGATGAACGGGAGGGCTTAAACTCAACCACCTGCTCCCCTTTCGTATTGGTACGAACAATGAAATTGCCCCTGCCATTTGAAACATATTGATTAAGAAAACGTACACGATCTTCAAGGCTAACAAAACTGGTTGTGATCTCAAAATCCATATCACGCACATTTGCACGCAATAACCGTTCTTCTGCTGCATTAAGTTGATTAATGAGCTGTATTTTATGTTCCCCCTCAGCTTGAGCAATCGCCTCTTCGTGTAATGTTCGAAAATCTCCAAAGTTTCCCGAATAATAATCCTCAGCGGAAATAATATTTTCACCGTTTAAGCTCACACACCATTCTTGAGATTGATTTAAATCAATCTCTGGAAAATGTTGTTGGAAAATGGCTTTTGAAATTCCTCCATTAAGCCCAAATTTCGCCCCTTGCTCATACAGCAATTTTTCGTATTGTTGTGAAACGCTAAGCGAGGTGTTTTGTTCTGCTATTTGTGCCGTTTGCCCGAGCCAATACTCAGAAAAACGATTATGTTTTACCTCATAAACTTTAGGCGTTGAAGTCATAATCTTCAATGTGCCTTTCATTCGTTTATCAAACCACACAGGGACGCGTGTTTTAGTAAGACGCAAGCGTTTGATTTGCTCTGAAAGCGTAGGGTAGAGTTCAAGTTTGTTAATGTTAGATTGATTGGCGTGTTTTTGTTCGGCTTCATCATAAGCCAAAACCACAGTTGCCGTGGTTAAATCATTTAAAGAGAGCATTGTTTTCCCCTTGGTCATATTTTCTCAAGAGAATTATGAATAATGTAAAGTTAGACCATTGGGAAATTTTCCTATTAGGAAAAATCAAAATTTCTCTTTTCATCTATTTCTTATTATTCACTCAAGCCCTAAAAGATAGTGCCAGTACTCACGAAAGCAGCGTTTATACTTTCCGCTCGCTGTTTCTTTTAGGGTGCTTGAGTCACCTAGCGGAAATAAGGAAAGTTAAAATGCAATTAGCCAACCCAGAAAATTTTAAACAGTTTGTACAAATTAAAGATAACAGTACGGTAACCACTTCTGAGATTGTGGCAAAAGTGTTTGGAAAGCGACACGATAATGTTATTCGTGATATTCGGGCTATTCTACAAGAATGCGATGAGGATTTTGCAAAACTCAATTTTGAGGTTTGTTTTAAAATCAATAAGTTACAGAATGGTAAACCCACACCTTATTATAATTTAACTAAAAACGGATTTATGTTACTTGTAATGGGCTATAAATCCAAAAAAGCAATGAAGATGAAAATTGCTTATATTCAAGCTTTTGATTATATGGCTGGTGAATTGGCAAAAGGGGCGGCAGGGTTACTAGAGCAGTATTATCAATTATTAGGTGAGCATAATGCCGAAAAACAATTTGCTAGTCTTTGTGGCAAAGGGTTAAACCAATGGAAAGAGAAAAAACCATTAATTGAGGCAACACTTCGATTATTTGAAGACAAAATGCAAATTGAGCTACCATTATTGAATAAGCTCTAAGCATACGAAAAATTAAATCCCTGTTGACCTCAGCAGGGTTTTCTTTTATATTACCCACATAGGCGTCGAAACCTACAACCAAAGGCGGTAATCCGCACCCGACAGCATAGCGGTTTTTTTATGCGTAAAATTTGTGTTTCTCCTTTTTTCTCATAACGAATTGAACGCACATATCACTCTATGCCGAGAGGGCGGAGAATAAAACACCCGAAAGGGGAATAATCCCGACCGTTCCTTTGGCGGTTTTCGAACCTCTTGGCAACCCAACTTAAGGACTAGAAGTGCAATTTGTCGAAACAAGTGAGAATAACATCACTTATATTCATACCGAATTTAATATTGAAAATGTAACTTATTTAGCCATTTTTTCAAAAGATGATGAAACGTTATTTTTCTTTAACGATGACGTAAATATAACAAAATACATTCATCATCGTCAGGTATATTCTATTAAATTTCTTGTGAAAGATTATCTTGAAACAGAAAATGATGATTTGTACGCGCCACCGTTGGATCATAAATTTGGCAAAAAACAAATTGCTGAATTAAAACAAAAACTTGAGGAAATTGTCTATCAGCATTATTTAAGGTTTAAGCCAGATTGCTATGTTTTTGTAGGGGAACGCCCTTCATTAATCAGAATGTATAAAAAACTTTGTGCAAACCCAAGCGATTTTATGGTAAACTTTAAGCCAATAACGGATTTAGGCAGTCATAGAGATTGTTTTGTGATAAAAACCCCATCCTACAAGGAGGAATAAAATGATGAAGAAAACGACCGCTGCCGAAATGAAAAAACAAGCAGCCCAAAAATTTAAAAAAGCGTATCAACAAGCGAAAAAAAATGGCGCACTAAAAGAAATTTCAGAATAACCCCCTTAGTACAATTACCCCTAGCAGTGAAAATTGGTAGGGGTTTTTCATTTGACAACCCAAATTTATTTCATTACTATTAGTTTCATAGGTGTCAGAACCTTAGTAGCGGGAATCCGCAACCGAAATCCAATGCGGTTTTTTTGTGTCTAAAATTTGGTGTTTCTCCTTTTCTCAGCCAAGTTTAACAAAAAACGGTAAATGACAATCAATGATCGAGTGGGTGAGGAATACAATACCCGAAAGGGAAATAACTCCAGCTTACTACTAGGCTTCTGAACCACTCGATCACCAGTTACCTTTATGATAAAGGCAACTGACATTATTCAGAAAATTAGTAGAGGCAATTATGTCAAATATCATCACCGCTGATTACAACGGCACTCAAGTTTTCTTTCAAAACGACGCTTATCTCAATGCAACAGCAATTGCTAAACGCTTTAACAAACGCCCTAATGATTGGCTAAATTTACCAACCACACAAGAGTACATTGAAGCCTTATCAAAAGCCGAAACAAGAAAATCTGGTAACGCTACCAAAGTGGAAAAATCCCACTTTGTAAAAACAGTAAGAGGTGGTAAAAATTTATCAAAGCAAGGAACTTGGCTACATCGCCGTTTAGCTGTTCCATTCGCCCGTTGGTTAAATGTTGAATTTGCAATTTGGTGCGATGAAGAAATCGAGAAAATACTAATCGGGCAAAAACAGGCAAACTTATTAACAACAGAAAACGACACCATCACCCCCGAAGAACAACGCCTTATTCAAAACGCCGTTGCTGCAACTCATCAACGTACCAAAATGAGTTATGGCGAAATCTGGGCAAGAGTGAAAAATAAATTTGCGGTGGCGAAATATGAGCAAATCAAACGCAAAGATCATCGTGATGTGATGATTTACATTGCTTCAATGCACTCAATGCAAGAATTGCCACCCAATAGCCTTGCGTTAGATATGGAAAATTTCTATATGCTAGCTAAAGCAATGAATTACATCAATCATTCTGTTGCCGCTTGGGAGCGTTTAGAAGATTTATTTTCTGATTTGGAAAGCCATAAAAACTACAAAACCGCTTTCAACCTTGGCACTGCGAGCAATCGCCTTGCACAAACGCTAGAAAGCTTTATCGCCAAGCACACCCAATCGCTTAAAGATAAAAACATACGCGAAGAAATCGAAAACTTGATTTTTAACAGCCCAAGAACAGAGCAAAGCCCCACAAAAACCGTAAATTACTTACGTTAAAAACCTAACCAAAACCGACCGCACTTCCTCGTGAACCGTGTGGCGGTTTTGCTCAACCTAAATTCAGTGAAAAGGTGGAATTATGTTCAGAATTTTAATGATTATCGGCTTGTTGTGGTGTGCGTACGAACTCGATTTAGCTTCAGACTGCGATGGGCATTATTGTGGAATAACCACAGATTTGTTAGTGAAAAAGTAAGAAAAAAACGACCGCACTTTGTTGTGCGGTTCTTTATCTTTACCACTTACTGAATAAACGTGTCCGTTTGAACAAATCGCATCGTAAATTCTTGCATTGCGTCTTCTCGGCGACTGAAATCATATTCAATGCCAACAGGGCGGGCGATAATGGTTTCTTCAAAGCCACCGTTATTTGTCGCATCATTCACAAAAGCGTGCAGAATGCGGATTTGCACTAAACCGTCTAATAATACGCCCACCGTGCCATCTTTATGGATCATTGCTGAGGCTTGTTGTTTGAAAAAGCGTTTGATTGTGCCTTGTTCATCGTCCATTGTGGTGATCGATATTTCCGCCTGTTGTGAGCTTTTTACGCCATCAATGATTGCCGAACCGACATTGTACTGATCAGCCTCAATGGAGAATGGCGTGTAATTAATTTCTGTCGCTAACATATTAAAATTAGAGGTAATCCCTCCGCCTTGTTCTCCTAATGCATTCAAAACAGGGATTGAATTAATAGCGTGATTGATGGCAGTTGTTGTAATTGATCCCGCAGCTTTGCCCCACGCACCACCGATACTAGACGAGAGTTCAGAACCGACTGCCTGACTAATCATTCCGCTTAGACTTCCAAATGCAGATCCTGAATAAGGGGAGATATTTAGGAGCCATAAATTCTTTCTTGCTTGCTCTGTCGCATAGGATAACATTATTAATCTTTTGACTTCTTCCTGAGATAACTTCGCTGTCAAAGGACTACTTGCAAGCCAAAACTTACTGGAATCGCTACCTATTAATCCTGGTATAAACTTATTGAGTACATTTGAGTTAATAATTGATCCCACAACATTTGCGACATTCTCAGCATTAAATCCTCCATTGATAAGTTGAACCGCCCCATTAAGAAAAGGGAGCTTATCAGAAGACATTTTAGACGCTGCTATTTTTACGCCCTGATTAACAAGCGTATTTCCTATCTTCCCTAATGGGCTATCGCCAAATAAGTCCATTGCTCCGTTTCCTTTAGAACCAACTTCATCAAAAATTCCCATTTACTCCTCCCCTGTTTTATTTTGTCTAATTTGTGCTTCAACTTGATGCAAGGCAGATAATACATTAAGCTTTTGTTGTGCATTTTTTCTATCTTTCCTAAATCGCGTTGGTGTTGGATTACTTAATGTTTGGCGATAACGAGAAAATAAGGTCGCTGCTATTTTTTGTTCTTGTTCACTTAAAATATCCCCATTTTCAACTTGCATTTTTGCAATATGCCGTTCCATCTGTCGCCTTGTGGTTTGCGTTTTGACTATTTTCGTCTTATCTTTCACTTGATATTGTTTCAAAATCGCTTTCACCAAAAACTTATGAAATCCTGCATTTTTCTGAATGGTTTGCATTACCCGCAAAACGTGTTTACAAGCAATACCGTGTAAATTAGGATTGCGGATTTTAGGATAGGCTGTTTCTTTTCGTGCTAATGGATTTGTCCCCACATAAGCAAACCCGCCAATGGTTGCAATATAGCGATACCAGAATGTATGCCGTCCACAATCACAATCAAATTTTAATAATGAGGTTTTAAGTTGTTTGGCATCAATTTCGGCTTGCTTTTTAGGTTCGAGGTTAATCAGATGTTTGGTAATTGAACCAAATGCAGTAAATTCAACATTGACATAATGTTTAGTCTCATTATATTTACCACTTGCTGCTGTGATAAAAGTAATCACTAAAGATCCTCTTGATGGGAGATAGCTTGCAGCAACAGGCTGTGCCCAAGGAATTTCCTTACTTGCTCTGGTTCTATCAATCGCACGAGACTTATTAATCACAAACTCAGCTGTTACCCCCTCTTTATATTTGCTATCTAAACGATGTCGTTTTCTATCAAATTCAATGAGGTCCTCTGCAGTGATCGGTCTTGACACCCCACCTAATGTGGTATTTAAAATCTCAGAAAAACTCCCCTGAGATAAATCACCATACATTTCAGCAATTCTATGTTCAGGCAATAATCGAGAATGCTCTACGTGATTTCTTCGACTAATCTCTTGTTTAGCCCGAACTTTTTGGTGATTTAATTCAATGGACGCGATAGATGCTTGTCTTGCCATCATTAAATTCTCCCTTTCTGTGCTATTCCACCCGTTACGATATGAGCAATACGACGATCAGAAACATCTTGAGTCAAATATTGAGCAGCTGGATCTAATGAATTCGATGCTTGAGCAGTAGATTGTTCGACTTTTTGTTGCTCTATTGTTGCTTTTTTTGCCGTCTCTTGCTCAACGATTTTTAGCGACTCTTTTGAGGTATCTTGTGGCTGTTTAATCTTAGGTATAACCATACCATCTATCGATGAAACCGGTTTCATCTGAGAAAGTAAGTCTGTATTTTTCTCTACATATTGTTTACTTAATCCAGTCATCTCGACAGGGTTATTCATAAATTTATCAACAGAATTTAATTTGCTTTGCCCTTTTAGCAAGGCATCCCTTCCGTGAGCATTTGTCGTTACATTACCAATAATACCCGCACTAAAACGCGTAAAATCTTTTCCATAAGATCGATCTTTTAAATAAGCGTCGGCGACTTTGGCGGCGATAACTGGATCATTAACTAAGTCAGGGTTATTCACTAAATCTTCCCCGATCATTTGTCCATATCGCATATAATTAGCCCTTCCAGTCAATTGAACAAGCCCGCGACCTCTGAAACGCCAACCATCTCCCTCCTGAGTATTACCTAGCTTAGAGCCATTCGCATCAGCATATACAACGTTAGCGAGTGCCTCAGGATTACGAACTAACGTGTTTACATCCCCACCCCATTTTTTTATTTTTGCACCGTGTACAGCCATAATGCGTTCAGCCGAGCTATAATTCATATTTTCAGATGCCCCGTGTGCGAAATCGCCTGTTTCTCTCGCCATATTAGCAAGTGTAAAACGAATATCTTGTTCTGATGCACCATTCTTTCGAGCAATTTCAATATAGGCATCTCTCGCTTTAGCGGCATCCCCTTTATTATCAAATGAAACCACACTAGATGAATTGCTCACAGGCATACCGTTTTCAGTTATAGAAGAAGTCGGGTAGCCTACTTGCTCATTTATATAAGTCGCACCTCCTAATTTCTCTTTTAGAAAAGCAAAAATGTCATTTAATGTTGTAAAAATTAAACTTAGATATTCATTACTCAATGATACTCGTTCATTCGTATTACTGATTGCATTTACATTTTCTTCTTGAGAATGATTAACTTGTTGAAGCTGTTGCTCTACCTCTTGAGGCGAGTTTTCTGTAGGAGTTGAATGATTTAGCCCCAACCACCCACTGATCGTACTGATCGCAGAATCGGCTTTATCGACCGCCCAGTTTTTTACTGATGAACCAATATTTTTTGCACCCTGTACAGCTTGAATCCCAAGTCCTACTGCACCATCCTTTATTTTTGCACCAATATTTTTAGTTGTTTTCCATACGCCTGAGAAATCTAATTCATTCCAAACAGATGTAATCCAACTACTCACGCCCTCCCAAATTTGGTTTAGCTTTTCCCCAAAACTTCCCCAATCAAGACTATCCCATTGCGTTTTGATCCAACTGCTTGTGCTATCCCACGCTGCACTGACTTTAGCGGAAAAACTATCCCAACTAAGATTGTCCCAAGTATCTTTTATCCACGCAATTGAAGCATCCCAAGCACCTGTAATTTTTTTACCAATAATACTCCAATCAAAATCTGCCGCCCACGCACCAATTTTTTCACCTATCCAGTCGCCGATCATTGCCCCTGCAATCGTGCCAACAGGCCCTAAAAGCGATCCAATCCCCCCTCCAATTAAGGTGCCAACAGCCCCGCCGACACGTTTACCACGGTTTGATTTTCCCTCTTCATCTCGGCTATCATCAAATAATCCGCCAATGCCATCGCCAATTGCTAAAAGTGAACCTAATATAGGAATTTTCTTTAATGCCCCCTTCCCTAATCGTCCAAGCCCACCAAATATACCTTTACCAAGTTTGCCAATACCTCCCAAAAGCCCAGCACCCAATTTACCCGCACCGCCAAGCATTTTTAAAAGACCTCTTCCAATTGCAGTGGCAAACATAAAAGGTAATCGAGCCAAAAGGAAAGGGAAGCGGGCAAACATTCTCAATAACCCAAATAATCGCCCAAAAACGCCATTTCCATTAGGCTTCTTCCAGATCCGCTTTAGCCAACTATTTTGTTGGTTATCAGCTTTTTCCTGTTGCTTAGTGAATTTTTTAAAAAATCGAAAGAAACGATTATGCTGACGCTGCTCTTTATCTTGGCCTCCAAATAACTTGCCAAATCCTCGCCCAGTAGCACCAACAACAGTTTTCGTGGTATCAAATACCGAACCTAGCGGCCCTGTAATTTCTTTGACGCCATCAATAAGCGGATCGAGATTATCAGGGGTATCTATGGCATCTTTAATTCCACTTAGCACTTCAACCATTGCGTTTTCGCGTGCAAGTTCCTGTGTTTCCTCCTCCGAATCTGATTTAGTCGGATTTTTTATGCCTTGTTCATCAAGTTCTGCCTCTTTGACAAAACGTCCGTCTTTATCTCGAACACGCCCGTTTTTATCTCGTTGCCATTGGTTAGGAAGCACTTCAGCATTCTCAGTCCTTTCCTTTTTCTTTGGTGGTTTATTCTGTTCAAGAATAGGTTGCGTTTGCTGTTTCGAGCTTTTTGTCTGACGTGCTTTTACAACTGGATTTAATTTTTCTTTTCCTGGATGTGTTTTACGTTCTTTAAAATGTCCAGTGTCAAATCTTGATTTATCATTTCGTTCTTCTTTCTGTTTTACTTTATGCAAATTCTCCTGATTTTTTGACCGCACTTTATCAACGACCTTGGGTGTTTTCAGTGCTTGAATTAATTCCTCGTTTGTGCGTTTTTCTGACAAATGACGCGATTTTGCTTGTTTCTCGGCTTGTGCTAACAGTGCAATTTGACGACCACCAAAATTCTCCAAAATATCGCGAATAGATGCGGTATCTTCCTTAATCTCAACTAAGGTATCACGTTTTTGTTCTTCTACGGTTTGTGCTTCATTTTGATTCGGGTTTTCAAATAACCCATCTTTTTCTGACATTGTGCTACTCCTTGGCAAATTGAGATGCCACATTATCTAGCTCTGCTATCTTCTCGCCTCGGTAATTTTCCTATTAGGAAAAATCCAAAAATCCGAATTCAGCTCATTTCTAAAATGAAAGCTCTATTTACACAATACAGGAGCTTTTTATGGCATTAACAACAGCTGGACATTTGAAAAATCATTTTTCATTACGTCAAACAATGGGGGCAGACGCGACGAACTCTGATGCCACTTTAGTCATTGATGGTTACGAGAATTTCTTCATTAAAGTTAAGTCGTTTCCTGATCCCTCTAGTGGCATTAGCGGGAATATTGAAGTCCCTTCCCCACTTGGCAACATTTACTATAAGCCTCAACAAGCAAAAACGGCATTTAATGGTTCAGCATCATTTTTAGAAACCGAAGATCGTGCTGTTCAAGCAATGCTTGACGAGATCAAACTGAAAGGCGGTTACTTCAATGCGTGGCTATATCACGGCGATCCTGACAAATATGTCAATCGAAAACGCTTAGAAAAATGCTTCTTTGAACAAGCTGCACCAACACAGCGTGATATGCAGTCAAATACCGAAATCCTGCTTATCGAGGGTGATATTTCAGGCAATTACTTCGGTGAGATTGAACAAGGGAACGTTCAAACCTTAATGGGAGGCTACTAATCAATGATAGAAATGACGGTAAGCGAACTTGCTGAAAATTATTCAGGGCATTTGCGTCCGACAGGGCTTGTTATCACTGATGATGTCATTTTATCCCAAGCCCTTAAAGCTACTCGCTATTATGAGGGTTTTGGCGGATTGGCATTTTCTGAAGAAGGATCAAAGCAAATTACTCCTGATACCCCTTTAACCAAAAGTGAACTTACTGTCATTTCACCGTTATTTGAGCTTTATGTGGAACGAGAAAATGCACTCATTCTTGAAGCGAGCCGTACTCTAGGCGTTGAAGTCTATGGACGAACAGTATCGGAAATCAATAGCGATATTGTACAAAAAGAACAAGAAATTCAGCATTTAGCATTTCAATTCGATATTATCACTATCTAATAATGGAAATTATTTTACCTAATAACAAAGTGTTGCGAGGTGATTTAACGCCTCTTGTGATCAAAAGGACAGATTTAACTGCTGTGCCATCAACCCTTGAATGTTTGATTCGAGTTGATAATGAATTAAATGAATTTATTCAAGAAGGGGAAATCATATCACTCGCTGAAAAAGACGTGAAGTATCGAATTATTGCTACCTCAAAGCAAGGCGATGGAATTAGAACCCAGGGAAACCCAGACTACACCCTGACTAAAGTCATTGCAATCTTAGATTCTTGTCATCAAATTGCTTTCGCAAAACAAAAAGCCATCATAAAAGAAAATACGAATTTTAGCACAATTTATCGTGCTTGCGGAGCAACTATTGGCGTATCAAAGGATATTAAAGTGCGTCGTTTTTCCTGTTATATCGGCTCCCCACCGAGTTTTCAAATTCAACAAGCTTTGCAACGTGAAGCAGCAACGATAGTTTGGGATGGCAAACAAACTATCGCTTTTACCCGATTACGAGATCTATTTGAACAGCCACCTAAAGAAATTTTGCAACAAGATTGTACACAAGAATTTATTAGTGGTTTTGTCGAACGACACGAAATACCCGCCTATTATTCAAATACAGAAAATGGTGATGTAATTACATCAACCACCAAATTAGGACGAGGAGCGGATTTTGCAATGTTTGCCGATAAGCAAATCTTAAATAATCTATCCACTTACCTAATTCAACGAAAAGTATGGACAACTAGGCTGACTCCTAATATCAATGCTGGAGATATCATAGAAGTGGAACATAAAAAGTATGTAATCATCACTGCAACCCATCTATTCAGCCAGTTTGACGCTGGTTCAGGATCGCAATTAAGCCGATTTTGGCTGGGCGAATTATCTAATATGGTGAATAAAACAAAATAGGAGGAAAAATGAAATTATTACCTGCTGAAGTGAAAAGTTGGGACGGTGTAAAAATGCGAATCGCCATTCCAGGCTATACCGATGGAGCAGATCAATTTCCCGAAGCGGAAATTTGCTACCCGCTTGCCGATAGACCCGCTGATACGGGCTATAAAATTCTCCCCGGTGATGCCATTTGGATTATGTTTAACGGCGGCGATGAAAATAGCCCTATTGTAATGGGCTTTCGCAATAAAAATACAGGAGTCAATAAAGATAAACGCTTTCTTGAGCATAAAAACTTTGAAACCAAAGCCGAAAATGTAATGAAAGAAAGTGCCAAAACCCACGAAATAACCGCAACAGATTTATTCACCGTAACTAGCGGAAAAATTGTCTTTAATGCACCGGTACAGATCAACGGATCATTAAGTGCTTCTGGCGATGTTTCCATAGAAGGCGGATTTAATGCCAAAGGCAATATTTCAACGGAGGGAGACATTAATGCAACTGGCGATATTCATTCTAACGGCTCTATCACTGACAGTGATGGAGATGGCGGTGCTTAGTTAAGTTATTTTGTTCTGTTCGCGTGTAGTAGTATAAATGGTCACCCTACACGCCAACATCATTGAATACCCATTATTCTAACGATTAACTATAATTTCTTGCACTTACCATCAATCCTCTTACCCATTGCGGGATTTTCTGGCTATCTAGTCCCATTGATCTCACTTGGGCGATAAGTTCCAACAACCGATTTAAATCAAGATCACTTTCAATCGCAACAAGTGGCGAATGGTATTGTTCTAATTCGGTGTAAATATCATCAATCAACGTTGGCTTCGTTTCAGCTAATTTGGCATTCACCCAAGTTCCCTTTTTATATTCTTTAAGTACACCATCAAAATATAAGGTTTCGCCCTCTTGATAGGTGATGACGGGTTCATCTGCGGCATTGAGTAATGCCCAGTCAATCCGTGAACCCTCAAAACGACGTAATAATTTAGCAATATTGGCAACACTCTCATCAGACATTACCGCTAAAACATCTTCACCATATTTTGACCGCACTTTGCTTTCTGTACCCAGAATATATTGTGGGTTCGCTTTAAAATAACGCCCACTGATAAAGGTTTCCCATAAAACGTTCGCTTCTTTTAATATTTCTGGTGATGAATTTGCCAACTCATCAATAATCAGTTTGTTAGGTCGGCTATGTTTCTTAAAGACCAATACATCAGTAACCACATCAGCCCCAGCAGTTTCAAACAGTTTATTCGGCAACCGATACGCCCCCATAAATTCCGCTTTTAGAGAAATTTGATGGCGGATTTTGCGATAGCGTGTTCCCGTCATAATGCCTGTGCCACTCATAAACACAGCCAGCCCATTCGGACGTAATTTATCTAGCGAACGCAAAATAAAGTAACTTTCTAGGTTTTCTTTTTGATAACGGCTATCTTTAAATTGATTACCCCCGCGATTATCCCCAAAAGGAACATTGGTAATCACTGCATCAACAATTTCATCTTCTGTCGCAGCAGCAACCGCCTCAAAGGGACTGATCGTAACTTTATGGCTATCATCATTAAATAAAATCTGATTGATTGTGCCACTCGTCTGATCAAGCTCAATACTTTCCATTAAAACATTTTGGGGGGCTGTCGCACTAAAAATCCCCGTTCCCGCACAAGGATCAAGCACTTTCCCACCACTAAATCCCATTTCCGTTAGCAAGTCCCACATTCCTTGTGCGATGGGTTTTGGCGTGTAATATTCATAGCTTGATCCTCGAGTTCCTTCAGCGGTAGTCAACCCACCACCAGATCCAGAATAATGCGATAAAATGATTTTTTGTTCTTGTGTAATGTCATCAATATTCATCTCACCACGTTGAACTTTCTGTACAATCTCAATTGCCGCATTGTTGGCCGCTTGTCGTTGAGTTTGAGTTATGCCTTCGGGATTGTAATTAAATAAATCTGTAGGATTAACTACTGTTTGTGATTCGTATTTGTCTCCTAGCCCTAAACTTTTTTCATACAATGATTTTAAATCTGAATATTCACCTACTAATTGATAAGATTGAGCATCACCAATAGAAACCCAAGCAAAATCGTGCAATTCTTCTTTTTGTAATTTCACGTTTTGAGAGGCATCAACTACCAATAAGAAACGGTGCGATTCTCCGCCACTTGGTAGCTTTTTTTGCTCTAGAAATTCAACAGTACTAGCTTTAATACCTGTTTCTTCTTTTAATTCACGAATCGCTGCTTGTGCGGGAGTTTCGTTTTCTTCAATATGTCCGCCTGGGATCCACCATTTACCAGGTTTAAATTTGTCAGAAAGCGAACGTTGAACCAATAATATATTGCGATCTAAATCCTTAACCAGCACATCTGCATAGCTATTTTGTTTATTTGACTCACGATCAATCACGCCTAATTGAGCAAGTAAGGCCTGAACCTTACCTGCTAACGCAATTTTTTGAATAGGATTTGCTTCCGCTGTCATTGCATCGACAGCATCATTTAATTCGCCTGCCAACTTAATTTTTAATAAAGCATCCATTATCTATTCCCCTTATGCCTGTCTTGCTTTTTCAGTCATTTTGGAAACATAAGCATTTGCAGCCTGCTGAACTAACTCAATATTAGAGCTTTGCAAGCGACTTGCAATCTCTGATAATTTTGCGTTAAAAGTAGCATCAAATACATTCACATTCCCCTCAATCACATCTTGCAAAAACTGGATATCAGCTTGTTTTTGTGCATTCTCTTCTACATTATTTTCCATTGAGCTTCCCTCTTCGGCTTCTAATTGATCTAAGTCAATAAGGTTACCATTTTTATCACGAATTTCTAAGATCGTGAGCGTTGCTAATGGTTCGTCTTCTTGTGAATCATCTAAAATAGCGGTATTATTGTGCAAACCACCTTCAGCATAATTAAAGTTCCCCGCTTGCGTATTGTTACGTCCAAGACTCTGGAATGCGTTATCTAAGGTGGTTTTATAGACTGCTGATGAATAAGCAATTAACTCTTCAAATGCCTCTAATTCCCCATTTTCTTTTTCTCCAGCCTTAGCAACAGCAAGTACTTTCATTCCATCAATGTCAAGCCATTTGTCATAACGGTGGAAAGCAACAAAATCTTTTCTTGGTTTCGTAAGTTCTTCTCTATCCTGAGCATTTCCTGTTGTAAATACTTCGACAATTTTCGATACGGCAATAGCATTTAATTTCCCTTTTCTGCCATCACTAACTAGATGCTTAACACTTTGCTTACTGTTAAATCTGACTTCTTTGCCATCCACCGTTCTAATTGTTTTACCCTGTAAGTTCGCTTTTAACCATTTTTCAACTGCTGTGCTGAGTGCTTTACGGCTTGCATTCTCTGGTAGCACTAATTCGGGTAAATTCTCTTCTACGTTATTTTCTATTGCGTTTCCCTGTTCAGCTCCTAATCGATCTAAGTCAATTAAATTCCCATATTTATCGCGAATTTCAAGAATTTCCACTAAATAATCAGCGATTTCTTCTTGTGTTTCATCTAAAAATAGCGTACCTTTATTATCAGCGATGGCATAGCCCCCCGAAGGTCTTTCACCATTTGGTGATGTAAGTACTGGGGGTGCGCCATCGCTGTTACTTTCCGCATTATCTAATAACTTATGCGTATAACCGATTAGTTTACCTGTTACTTCAAGTTCCCCATTCTCTTTTTCGCCTGCTTTGGTTTGTAGCAATAACTTCATTCCGTCAATTTCAACCTGTTTTTGGTAAACGTGAAAGGCAATGAACTTATCTTTTCTCTCTTTGTAAGTCTCTTCTCTTCCTACAAATATGCCCTGTGAAAAAACCTCCGCTATTTTAGTTAAGGCTTTCGTTTCTAGCTCGCCTACCTGTGCGTTAAAAGAAAAATGTTCCACACTTTGATCACGGTTAAAATGGACAATTTTCCCATCACTGGTTTTAATGCGTTTACCTTGCAAATGTGCTTTTAAATAATCTTGAGCGATCGCATTTAACGTTTCACGATTGGCATTCTCAGGCAAGACTAACTCAGGCAAGGTTTCCCCAACAGCATTGCTTTGCTCTGACTCCACCGTTGTCTCTTGATCTTCTTTATTAGCATTAATTTCCAAAATATCCGTACCAGAGCTAAGAGTTATTTCTGGCAATGTCCCTTTCACATAAGCTCGGAAATAATTTTCTACCCCCTCTTTTAATTCAGTCAAACTATCAAAAGTCATTTCTTTTGGTTCACCAGATGACCATTGAATATAGGCTCTATATTTTAGCGTTTCTAAATTTTGCGACACATAAAAGAAATAGGTTTTACTCCGCCCCTTTGTAGCAAAATATGTTCCACTAATATAGCCTTTTTCCTTACGTAATGGGCGATAATGTTTTTCTTCTTGAATTAACTCCTCGGCCAGTTGGATCGCATCGGTAACACTTTTTGCGTTTTCATTAGCACCAGATACTTTAGCTTGTCCACCATTGTTTTCTTTGGCATCAGTAACATAGCCCTTTTGTGGCGAAACATTGACCCAATAGCTTTTTTTGCCATCACTGTACCAATTGGCAGTAATATGAATGTTGTAAGGCTCAGCAGTTTTATGCACAGAATAAGTACAAGATCTTCCCTCAACCGAAAATGGCTCTAGCGTATATCCTGCTTGTTTAAATTGTTCGATTTCTTCATCACGCCCAGGTAAGAAAGGTCTATAGCCCTCGCCTTTATAGAGTAAAGAGGTGTGAAGTAAAACAGGTTCAGATTGAATGTTTTCTGGTTGAGCATTGCTGTTTTCAGGCTCTACTTCCTCATCTTCATCTTTCAATTCAACCCAATTGCCGTTTTCGTCTTTATACTCAACGAAAAGATTAAGCACATAGCCATCATCATCGACACCATCTAATGCTGGCTGGGATTGTGAGACACTTAAGGCTTCTTTGATTGAGGCAATATGTTCACGTTCAAGCTCTGCTTGGGCGATATTCCCCTCTTGCTCGTTAATTGGCAAATTATTTTCAAGGACGCTTAATGCTGCTTCAAGCTGATCTTGTGCAAGTTGTGTCGCGTCAATAACCAATCCGTCATCAAGGGTTGCGGCATAGTTTAATGCAATCATTAAGTTAGCTTGTTGCGTATCATCAAGTAAAAGTGGATTGAGGCTATTTTTCACTTGCTTACCATTTAGAATGGCGGTATTATCAGGCTGTAGCTCAGATTGAGCTTGGATTAGGCGACTCTCACCGTATTTGCTCGGCAAGTTTGTCGCCTTTTCTACATCAATACCATCTAGAATAGCGATATTATCAAGCAGTAGCTCAGATGATTGAGCTTGGTAAAGGTTGGAAACAGAGGATTTGTTAGCCTCGTACGATCCAACCTTTTTCATTTCTATGCTATCCATAATTGCATCGAAACCGTCTTTACTATTGCATTCTCCCTCTAAGTTTTCTATACTGTTTCCAGTTGCACTTTTTGCATTGAATGTCCCTGGAATTGTGTTCAGGAAGGGTTCTATGCTATCAAGTGCAACTTTATTTTTCTCAAGCGTTAAATCATAATGAAGTAATCCATTAGTGTCCTCTTCAATTACGACATTAATTTTTAATGGTCTATTATCAACCAAAACGTGATTTTCTAAATGAAAATATCTTAATACATTAGGCTTTTTATCGCTTTTAAAATTATCTTGGATATAGTCCTTGCTGCCTTTAGCCGTTTTGATAATCTCTTCAAGTTGTGCTAATGCTTTTAATTTTAGAGGGTTGGCTGAGTTTGCTAACGTTTTCTTAATACCTCGCTTGCGGATCTCAATATCTCTATCTAAAAATAGGTTTTTAACCCACTTTCCTTTTAAAGTTTCAGTTAAATGTTCTAACACTTTACTCCGTAATGCCTTTTTGCCCTCTTCCGTCTCAGTGTCAAACTCGCCAAATTCTTTGCCTGAAATCACTATAGGTTGATCTTCTTGTAATTTATCCTCTGTTTTTTCTACTTGTACACTTCCCTCTTCCTCCTCAATCACATCGCCTTTTTCATCTAAAAGAATGATATTGATCATATATTCTTCTTGAGCTTCATCTAGAATAATGTTATTGTTTTCTCTAGCAAAAGCCGTTATGGTTGATTGATCTTTCTCTGGATAGGTATCAGAGCCGATATCAATATTATCCATAATGGCTTTTGATTTTCTTGGTAAAATGAAGTCATAATGCAATAGCCCTTTTTCATCTTGCTCAATCAACACGTCAAAATTCACGTTTTCGCCAGCAATATTTACGCTATTTGCAAAACGATAATAGCCTTTTACATTACGCTTTTTCCCCTTTTTCGTGTTTTCTTCCCAAGCTGCTATACCATTCTTAGGTTTTGCTGTTGCAATAACCTGTTCTATAACAGCCGCAATTTGCAATTTTTTTAGGATTAGCAGACCACGCGATAAGCTCGTTAATTCCACGTTGTCTAATTTCAATATCTTGATCTAACGCTTTATTTCTAATCCATTTTCCTTTTAAGTTATTTTCTAAGTACTCACGCACTGCCATTCTAAACTTAGTCTTCCCCTCTTCGCTCTCCGTATCAAACTCGCCAAATTCTTTGCCTGAAATCGCTATAGGTTGTTCTTTATCTTCTTCCTTGTCACTTTCCACTTGACTTAAACGCAATGCTTTTAATGCCTTATCAACAGGTTCATTAATCATTTCTGCGATTGCCTCAGGGGTATCAGTTAATTCATCGGTGTAGCTAAGGTTTAATTCAGGAATTGAATAAGTTACGCCGATCATATTTGTGCCTGATTTTGAATAATGATAGGTTTCGGTTAAAACGTACCCCTCTTTACTTAATTCTTTGTAACTCTCACCTTTCCACCCCTTATCTCTCAACATATTGCGAACAGCAACCACTCGGGCTTGGTAAATATTATCTAACTCATCTTCGCGGTCTGATAAACGATCTAAGGCTTTTAATTCAGCGTAAAGCGAAGCGTTAAGTTCGCTATCCATTAAGCGTTCATCTTCAAGGAGCTGGTCCACCTCTTCTTGTGCCTTCAAATATTGAAGTTCATCAATTTTTTTCAATTTCTGAGCAAGAATTTTTTCCTTTTCCGCAACACGCGTACGCAACGCATTGACACGTTCAAGGCGTTCTTTGCGATTTTTATTTTGGCGAGCAAAGGCAGCAGAATTTTTAGCGGCAATTTTCATAATGCGTAATGCCACTTGACGCACATCAATATCCTTACCTTTTTCTGGGGCAACTACAATCGTAATATCTTTTTTGTTTAGCAACCATTTGAAAGAAATCACCTCATCTTGTGGGGTAATTTTTTTCGGGGTTGTATCGGGATTATGAAAATAGATAGAAACGGTTTGCCCATCAGAGAGTTCAAATAAAGCGACTACATTTGCCGTGCCTAATCGCATAAACGGATCGGAGATTTGATAACCTACCACAGTAAGCGGTACTGTTTTCCCTTCACTATCTTTTACATCAACGCCTGATCGGGACATCACACGTTGCATAATATTCATTTTTGCTGTCAATTTGGCATATTGTGCAATAATTGCATCCATAATCAGTGCATTACTTGGTTCTGTTCCATCAAGAACATCATCCATTGTGCAAGGCTCATACATCAGCCCTGCTTTCATATCATCGTTTCGTAATGCGTCAAATAATTGCTCAACAGTGGTATTTACTGGGTTTTGTTGGTTATCCCAAAAAGTCAGATTAAGTGCCATATCAAATTATCCTTTTGTGAAAATAATAGGCACAGCATACGCACTTACTTTAAAGCGATGATTGCAATTTTCCTATTAGGAAAAATACCGCACTTTTTCTCACTGTATTTTTCATAATACGGGTATATATCTCAATAAAAAGGAAATGCAATGACAAAGATGGTAACACCGATCATTCGGTACAACTTAAAAGAACGTATGCGTCGTTTTAACGGTACGGTAAGAAATTTTAATATTCCCAAATTGGTTGAAAATATTAACTCCCCCGCAATGCAAGAGCGGGTAAAACTTGGGGATTTACACGGTTATTATGGACATTGGCCACGTACAAAATTTGGGGCTGAGCCGAAAGAAGGCGGGGTAATTGATGGCAAGGTCATCAATCTTGAACCTTGCTTTCGTACGGTTTATTTAAAAGCCTATGAAGATGGCACAATTGAACATCAAGCAGAATTTTTTGATAATGATCCGGGTCGTAAAGCCTATGCTCAATCACAAGAAAAGAGCGGTGGTTTTTCGAGTGTTATTTTAGGTCGTGATCATTCTTTTCACGGTTTTGATTATGTCTTATTCCCGAATTATTCAGCGAATCGCCCTTATTCTGTAATGCTTGACTCGGCAGACGAAAATGTTGAGCAAGTCGTGCTTGTTCTTGATGAAATAGAAACCAGCACGGGGATCGCTCCAGAGTTACAAGCAGACTATATAGACTATCTACTAGACAGTATAGACCAACTCAAAAAGGATAAGCTGCAGCTACTTACTGAGAATAAACAGCTTGCTGATACTCTTGCAGAAACGCTTAATCATAATGATTTACTCACTGATGACGTGCTTTTTTTGCAACAGAAATTAGTTCGACAAAAAGAAAACGAAAAATTTAATCCGATCGACCTTGATGACGCAATTTCTCAAGCTAACCACTTTAAAACGGCTAAAATTGAAACGGTTGAAACCGAAGAACCCAAAGCGATCACCGAATCAATGAAGCGGTTTAATCAAGTTTGGGGATTTTAACAATGGCAACGCGTGCAATTAAAGAAGCTGCGGCCCATTTTATGCAACGGTTTTTTCAGCAACTTGTCGCCAATGGTAATCAAGCCATTGCCCACTTTATCACCCGCCCTGATAATAAAAAAATGGCAATTGTACCGGGCCGCCTTGTTGATCAAGTAGAAGAAGCATTAAACAAATGGCGAGAAAAAGCCGCAAATGGAACACGCAGCCCGCTACCGATCTTTTTAATGGGCTTCGCTAAGGATTATAGCTCCACGGGCTTAGAAAAAGGGCGTAGTGTGGCACTGCCAAAATACACTGTATGCGATGATCAAGGTAACTTTTTTTATCTTCGTTTAGATAAACACGATCAGCGTGTTCAAATCGTCCTTTTTGCTCCCGATCACGAAACCGCCTTTTCACTTGCTAGCCAGTTTAAATTGTATTGTGGCGATTATGGCAATCGGCATTTATTCTCTATCAACCATTACAATGACTTGAACTACGGCTTTCCAATGCAATTAGAAGATAGCCAGATCTTTGGGGCTTCTCAACAAATTGCAGATCAAGATAATTTGACCGTTTTAGTTTTTGATCTCACCTTTAATTGCAATACTCCTTACTTTTTAGGCGATAAGGTTAATCGCACCCCTTATCTACCAACAGTTCAAGCAGTAGTATTGCAAGAACAGCAAATTAAAACTCGACAAATGTTTTTTCATAATTTAGAAGGTACATCTATTTCGGAGTTATTAGACTAATGTTATTACAAGCAAACATCGGGGGATTTCAGGGGCGACCTGCAACGGTTCTCGCTGTACTAGATGAAAATGAACAGCGTCTCTATATCGATCGTGCTATTGCACTGAGAGAAGAACGAGCAAAAAACGAACTCGGTGAAATGGCAGGCTTAATCACCAATCAACCTCAGAAAGATTTTGATTATTCGTTTTCTGAAAAAGACTTCCGCCAAGCCTTTCAGGATTTTCGTTTCTATCACAATAGTAGTCGGCTTACCTTTGGACAGTTAGCCAAACAAGCCATTCCCGCTGTAGAAATTGACAAAATTACAGAAAATGGCACAAATTTTGCCATTTATGGCGAGATAACCAATGAACAATTTGCCGTAATCGCATTATGTTTCTTCGCCCAAAAAACGACGCAGATGCAAGATTCATTGAATGCCTTTGAGCATTACTCAGATTTCAATGAATGGATTACCATTTAAGGAGGAGCGATGGCACAAACTCAAGTTCATCAACAGCTACACAATATAGCAAGACAGGTTACACTTAATCACCCCAATGCGTTCGATGCAACCTGCTTTCAAAAAATCTATTTATCTGCCAATGGAAAAAATCAAATTGGGGCGTTTGATGTTCTAGGCGGAGAAGATGTATCAGAAATTGATTTTAAACATCTTGGTATGGCAAAAGTCTTATTTGTCGAGCCGTGGCAAGCCTCAAAAATTCTTGCTGACGGTGAAAATGCGAATGATACCCGCATTAAAATAATGGCAATGATTGAACCAGATATTGAGGGAGAATTTACCCTTGATAAAGGGGATATTTTTTATATCCAAATAGATCAATCGCTAGGGCTTGCCTATGAAGTTGTTGGCATTGAATTACCTATTGGGCTTCCTACTGCAATGAATGCGAAACGCTATCTACTGAATAAACGTGATGATTTGGATTACATTGAAGACTTGCCAAAATGATTAAAAAGTGCGGTCATTTTCTACCGCACTTTTTTCTTAGCTAAATTGTTGCTCAAATTCTATATCATAAAGCGAATAGAAACTCCCATCTTCCCAGATCGCAAAATCACGATTTCCTTGAAAATAATTCGCATTATAGTAGTCTTTAAATTCCCAAGCTGCCATTAATGTTGCTAATTCATCAATCTGTAATGTAGCGGGATTTTTGACCGTATAAGCATCACGCAATAGAATTTCTGTTTCCCCCTCATAGCCAACAAATCCTTTAGCGTGCATAATCGCTTTTACTGACCACCAATAAGGCCCAAATTTAAGGTAATTCAGCGGCAATTTCTTGATAAAACGATCGGTGATAGCATAAATTTCTTTATGATAATCGAGATTGGGAGAATGCTGTAAAAAATGGTGTTTGGCATCATTAAATAAATCAATTAAATACTCATATTCAAGAAAAAATTCTGTCGCTTTCATAAGGTGTCCTTAATAATCGTTCTGTTGAGATTGTGAAGATATGATAGCTTTTGCATAAAGCTCCGCTTCATCTTGATCTAACAACATCTGTTTTGTCATAAATAGCACCATCTCTTTTTCACTAAATCCGAGATTTTTTGTTTGCTCTAGGGTCTGAGAGATCAGCCCCGCACTGCCTATCGCATTAGCTCGCGTTTGCTGGCGTTCTGATTCAAAGGCTGAAATTGAGCCATAGTAATTAATTTGGAATGGACGATTTGTGTTATTCCAGCATTTACCGTATTTATATAGCATATGTTTATCAATCAAATCGATAAAAAAATCAGCCATCGCAGCTCGAATAACTCGGCTAGACTCTGCAATTTGTGCCGACATTCTGAAAAATCCGCCATCACCTAATCCGCCAGACAACTGATCAGCAAAACCTAGCATAGACAAATCAATTCCTAATGTTCCCGCCAATAAACGTGCGTGAAGCATAATATCCTCTATTGAGACTGAGCCTTGACGACGAGAGCCCATTCCTTCGCCCTGTGTAACGACTTGCTTCTCTTCGTGGGTAAATAATACGTGGCGAATGCGGCCATATTGTGGCTCACCTTGCATTGCTTTATCTGCAAGGAGTTTAGATTTAAGCAGCGTTTGCTTAACATTTTGTGCAAGTTTTATTTGCTGTTCTCGTGTACCCCCGCTCATATTCACCATAATAAAACTTTCATCAATGGCATCGACTAAACGCTGTCCGACAAGGGAAGCAAGAGAAATATAGAAATCGGTAAAAGGTTTTTCCGCAGTGAATAATAACGATCCGCCAATCATAGCGGGAACTATCGGCAATCGGTCAGGGTTATCTTCAGCAATATTATATTTATAGGATTTTGACAACATTCCCGCCTGCGGAACAGTAACAAATCTCGCCATTGCCATTCTAGCTATTTGTAAAGTCGTTAGTCTGGTCAAATGATGTCGTGTTGATCCCGCTAAAAATCCTACGGTTCGCCCGCCTTGTTCATAAGGCAAAATCAACGTAGGGTGAACCATTTCATCAGTTACTAACCCGACAAGCCCTTTGCCTTTCTCATAATAGGTTCTTGCATAACCATCACCAAAAGCCAACGCGTTGTAGGCAACAGAAAAGGCGTGCTTGTTAAACATTTCAGATAAATCAGAACGCACCTCCTCCAAAACTTTTTTATCCACTTCTGAAGCATTTGCGGCATCTTCAATAAAAACAACATCACCACTGGTTTCGTGTCCGCCCAATGCAGCTGTAACGTGCGTTTTAAGTGCTATCGAAATAACGGGATCTTTTTCCATTAATCGCCATTGCTGGTAAATTGCCGAACGAGAACGAGGCGGAGCATTACTTGTTCCCATCAATCCTGCAATAGTTAATCCACTTAAATCATCACCATAAGGCAACTCATAGGTTGAAGCCCATTGCTGACTTTGACTAATCTCTTTTTCTTCAGGAAAAAGTAAACGATGTCTATCATCATCTAATAAGCGAGAGATTGAATTCGGTTTCGCGACAAGTGCGGTACTCTTTTCCGCTTGTTTTTCACCCAATCCAAACATACTTTTAAAAAAAGGCTTTTTTTTCAAAGGAAGTTCCATTCTCTTATGCCGTTCAAAATTTTTCATAATGACATTTTGGAAGAAGTTAAGCTTAAATTTGTGGCAATTTTCCTAATAGGAAAAAATTTCAATGAAAAAGTAAAATAATAAACGGCAATATCACTTATCGCCGTTTATTTAACTTATTTCGCTTGAAGTTCGTTTAAGGTTTTGTCTGCATTTGCAATTAACTCATCTAACTCTTGTTCTCGCTGAGTTAATGTTGCTTCCTCACTGGTAATCGTTGATTTAATTTTAGGCGGCAAAGCAACTTTTGTTCTCGCTAATTTTTTCTGGAAATCTAAACGTCCTTTATCCAATTTAGCGATAATTTCTTGTATTGCTTGATCAATATTTTGTTGGTTCTTAATAGGCATTTCTTTGCCATTGATTTTCACCTTAAAAATATCGCCTGTTTGTTTAATTTGAAAAATGACTTGCTGTGAATCAGCGAACCCTAACGCCAATTCTTTATAAGAAATCCCACTTGTACGTTTAATCGCTGACAACTCACTTGAAGCTACTTCAATTCCCGCTTTGGTGAAATACTTAATCACCTCTTTCGTGCTTTTGTCATCTTTACCATTCATTTTTTCGAAATCAAAAACAATCACTTTTTATCTCCTTCAATTTGTTTTCCCCACTCAATTATCCCGTTTAGACGGCTTGCACAAATCTCACGTTCTTTCTGCACCACTCGCAAATAAATAATCGCCTCACCATAGGTTGAACCACTGAATGCCGTTTGCGGGCAAGGGATTAAATAAATGCTCGGCGGCAGGCGATATTCCGTTTCAGTTTTTGTGCTGCAACCGCTTAATAACATCATCAGGCAAAGGCTCGCGACTACAATCTTGCCCTTTAATCCTTTTATAAATAACGCGAATATCTTCATCGGCTTTTTCTCGCTGCACTTGTTCAAGTGCGGTCTGTTTTTGTGTCGTTTTTCGTTCATCTTCGAGCTGTTTTGTCTTTTCCGCTAGGTGATGATTAAGTTGCTGTATGGTTTGGGCTTGCATTTGATTTTTGGCACTTAAGCTACTTATCCTCTGCGACTGATACCAAACCCAACCACACAAGCCCAAAATCACGCATAACCACAACAGCGAGGAATATTTACGGATAAACGGCACGATGTAATTCAAAATGCGGGCCATCATAAAAACGTTCATCTTCACTTTTCCCATTACCGTTCCAATCTCCACCCCAGCGAATAGTGACATTTAATTCTTTGGCCGCTCGAAACATTGCCTTCGCAATTTCCTTAAATTTATCCCGTTCTGACCAAGGGATTTTTCCTTCAACCAGCGGGGCTAAATCCACCGCGTGACCGGTTAAATGACGGCTATTCATTGTCTTAGTTGCCCCTTGCTTAAAGAGTTGGGCTTGGCGTTCTTTTGTTCTCACCCCTTCAATCACCGCAAAATCAACAGTGCTATATTCAAGGGCTTTGTTTACTACGAGAATTAAATCTGAATGCACTCCCGAGAGTCGCTTTTTACTCATTGTTGATAGTTTAAAATTACTCATTTTTTATACCAGCTTTACTTTTAAAAAAACCTAGTAAAAGTTGCCTTACCGCACTCGTTCCAGCCAACCCTATCGCAGCTCCAGCAGGCGTTATTAAAGAAATATCAAAATGAAAGTGCATTAATACTGGTTGCATAACCCCAGCAATTAAACTACATAACAGTGCTTCTGCTGTCACACGTCTTGGACTATCTGTCTTACCATATAAAAAAGCCTTAAGTAATGATGCAAAAAATGCAACCACTACCGCACAGATAAGATGATTATGATTAGATAAATGAAATGTAATAAATGTCCAAATTTGATTCCATACATCCGGATTTTTTTCTGGCATAATTCTACAACCTTGTTTTGGCTATTGTTTTTAATAATGCTTCAAATTTTCGCTGCTCATTTTCCTTATAGCGTTTAAACTCCGCACCTTCAAATAAAGACTTCGTATCGCTTATGGTACTATTTGCAGCTTGTTTAAAGCTCCAGTGATACTCTAAAACAAGTGAATTAACCATCTTGGTCAAATTTTCCGAATAATTGTTTCGCTGGATCACTGATTGAGTCAGTAGAGCGAAATCGGGCAGGAAGTAATTCAACTTCCTCTCCTTTTTTATTAGTGGCTATAGGATAAGATGGTTGAATAATTACTCCTTGATTATCAAGATTAATATCAAAAAGATGAGTAATTGATTTCATCCCTTTATAAATAAACATCATTAGCAAAGAGCAAAAAGCACTTTCAGGTAAACGTCTTAATCGCTCAACCCGAGACTCTAGCCAATCACCATAATTTATTGCATTCAGATAAGGGGATACAACCTCCTCCTCTTTGCGAAAAAATTGGGCTGCCATCGTATAAAGAAACCAGTCCGCACGATTTGGCGTTTTATCTGCCATAAAGAGACGTTCTTCAATGACATCAAGCATAGCTCCTGTTAATGGTTGAATAAACCAAAGGTCTTCATCATCTGGAATCTGACCAATTTCAACCTGATCTAATTTATATTGTTTTTCAACTTGCAAATAATTCGTGTAATGCCCATTACCAACATTAAAATCTGGTACATCTGACACGCTAGATAAATAAGTTGCCTCAATAAAAATGCGTTCTTGTGCCGTCAAGTGATCAATTGATAGCTCTGAATAGCCTTTATGCCAAGTAAGTTCTTTGATAGCAAATCGAAGAAATGCAGAGCGTGTAGTCTCAAGTAAATGAGTAGGAATATTAAGCAGCTCTTGTATATCTGCTATAGTTAACTCTTGTAATGTGAAAGTAAAACGTGCTGTGCGTACAGGTTGAAAATAAATCATTTTTTCCCTCCATAAATCCTCTGAATGTCTGCCTTATCCCAAGCGGTCAATGATGATATAGTCAGCGAAACTTCAGCTTTAGCATAACTACCATCAGAAGTGGTTGGAGATGTTATAGGATCACTAATCATTTCTATCACCAGTGGCTTATAAATACGACCTTTATATTCCATTGCAATAAGCCTAGGTGCTTTTGATGGCATTAATACATCAAGCCATTTCCCCTCACCTGATATCGCCTGCATCACATTTACCAATGCACCATCTGGCGACAGTTCTTGTGGCATAGCCCACTTAATAAGCGTTTTAATAGGATCCATAACTTCTGACTTTGGATCGCTATATGCTCGAAATAAAAGCTTCATCGTACATTTAACTGGTGGCATTCCAGCAAACGTTTGGGTAGAGTTAAGCTTTGTTATTCCAGTTCTCCCTTCAAGACTTTTAAGCGCGCCCTGTATTGCACCTTGATTTTGGGTAGGATTCTCGCTATTTGCCCCTCCAACACCAACGGAACGCGTAAACTGACCAAAAAAGTCTGATAATAGCCCACTCTGTAACATTGCACTGATAGCTGGAGCTTTAGCTTCTGTTCCCATTTGTTCAAAAGGTGATTGCCAATTAAGTTGATATTCCATTTCCGCACCATCAAGAATCGGTGCGTATACCGCCAACTCATCAGGGTCCTTGACATATCTACGATCTTTACCTTCCCCTACAGAATTTACTGGGTAAAATCTTGCTATTAAATGATTATTTAACCCTTGCCAATCTGAGCCTAAACCAGGGTTCAAAGAAGTTAATGCCTTATCAAAAGTTCCTTTCAGGAATTCATTCGTTTTATCTACAGCATCAGAAATAAATTGTTTTGTACTATCAAAAATCCCCATAGCATCTAAACTCATAATGTGTCTTTTACGTAAAATATGCTACGGAACAAAAAATCGAACAGTGCAATTTTCCTATAATGACAATATTCAAAAAAATGACCGCACTTTATGCGGTCAATGAAAAATCACTTTATAGCGGTAAAATCCTCCGGATATTGCCGCCGTTTCACCTCGCTTTCATAGGCGGTTTTGCAATGGTCTTTGTCGAAAAACAGCCCATTCACCAGCCGAAACCAAAACCGCCAGCGGGCTTTGGGTTTGCTCTCTAACACGGCTCGGCGGTAACAACGGCTGGAAAAGGTTTCATCTGCCCCACCGCCCGTTAAGGCGTTGCAAAGTTGGTCGAGGGCAATCAAAACGTGATAGCCCCAAGTTTTAAATGGATTTTTCTTGCTCATTTTGGTATTCCTCATAGGTTTGCGACCAGCCGATTGACCAGTCATACTCAAGCGGATTTTCCGCTTGTTCTAACAAAATTTTGTGCATATAGGCGTTTTCAAACATTTTTTCTTTGAGCGTTTTCGCCGCGTTCCACACCGCTTTGAATTTACCAAAATCTAACGGTTGAGCGGTGTTATCCGCACAAATCAGGGTGAAAATACGTGGCTCGCCGTTTTCTTCCGTTTTGCCGTTTAAGTCAAAATCCGCTTTGATTTCTACCAAGGTGGCACGCCCTTTTTCATCTGTATCCACCCATTTGCCGATTTCTGGCACATACACGCCGCCATCAACACAGTTATCTCGTTTGGCATTAATTTTTGACCGCACTTGATTTCGCTGCTCGCTGAGCCGTTCCCCTTGTCTTGCCTCATCCATCACCCATTTTCCCCCTTGCAATCGGTGATATGGGCTTGGTTGTGGCTCAATCAAAACGGGATAGCCCCGCTCATCGGGGATAATCTGTTTTCCCCTCACTTTGCCCTT